TAGTTCTTAAAAAATGACATTTGTATAAAAAGAATTAGATCGTATAACTATAGTAAATGAATGGGATGTTTCGTAAGTAAAAATGTAGATGTTTCTACTATTAAAAAATGTGATGTTTCTACTCAAACACCTATTAACTTAAGTTTTGAAATGGTACATAATATAAGTAAAAGCTATTCCAGAGACTCTTCATCATTAGAACACGATGGACATATATCATATAGGGCATATAGAAGCTCTATCGAAAATAGAAACCGGCTATTGTAAAGATTGTTTTATATAAAATAATTAATTAATTGATATTTTTATTATTTTAGAAATTCAGCTTTGCTAAGTAATATCCTACAATTATTCCTAAACTATTCATAACAATATCTTGCCAGCGTCCATACCACCATCCAGCTACACCATCTGTTGACAAATTGTAATTACATTTAGACAAATAGAATGGATGATCATAGAAATAACTTTCTAAAATTTCCCAACCTACACCCATCATAAATATTAATAGCAAATGTGTTGGATAAAAATATGCTAAAATCATATAGAATAAAAAGTGTAAAATACCCCAACCATCTAAGAATTTATCCCACGGTGGCGGTACGAAAGATTGCGTAAATGGATCCTTAAATTCTGTATTCTTACAACGATATGTTCCGTATAATATAATGCTTAGCATACATAACAAACCTATTACAATAATTTGTATTGAAGGATATATCATTGCTCTTATAATGGCACAGATATAATAGTTTCTTGAGCGTATATTTTATCGCCCACTTTCACATTTGGTTTGAAATATTTTGCAGAAAATTCTATATCAACTCTCGAAGATAACTTTATCATTCCCATATAGTCTCCTTGTTTTACGGTTTGTCCAATACGCGATTTATTTACAATCCTACGCGCGATTTGTCCTGCAATCTGTGTAATTGTAATATCCCCATATTTTGTATCAAGTATAGTCTCCATACGTTCATTGTATTTTGATTTTTCTAAAAGATATGCTGGATAAAATTCACCCTTATGATATTTTATATCTTTAACAGTCCCATTGATGGGATAAAACTGTAAATGTTGGTTAAATATGTGTAAGAAAACAACAATTCTATATGTATTTGTAGATTTATTGAATATAATTTCCTTTACAGTTCCGTCGCTTGCTGCTAGTAAATTATCGGGTTTTTGTACAAATGATCTGTTTGGAATACGATAAAAATATAACAAAAACATAATAATTACAACATAGATAATGATGCTCCATATATTTCTAAAATAAATAGTAATTAATATTGCAGCTATTGAAATAGCTGCAAACATAAAGAAGCTTTCTTTAAAAAAGAGAGTCTGCATCCTATTTCTAAGAAAGAGGAAAAATATTCTTAGATATTTCTATTTCATTTTTAGAATGAACATGTATTTTGATAAGCCTTTTTGAGTTTATTTTCTAATGTTTTATTTATTTTTTCAATATATTCATCTTTAAAGAGATGAACATGATTTTTATATGGTTTTAATACATTTAATAAGATATCGAAAAATTTATCTTTTAGAGCATCCCTATTTACTTCTACAACTGATTGATACAAGCTTGCCATATGAACATGATATGCCATTTTTTGTTCATCTATCGTATTCGATTCTACATTTGTTATAACGAAATAATTCAACTCTGCTTTGATGTAGGATTGAACAAGTTCATGTTGTATTGTTTTAGAATCTATATAGGATTGGATATCAATAATAGGTTTATAGGAATAATGAGGACATTTAATCCATTTTGTTTTAATATCCCATACCATATCATTGTCATCTATAAATAAAATTCTTTCTTTTATAACTAAATCTTGATTCTTTTTATCTTTCAGTGCCGGATATTTATTAACAAGAGATTTTATCATTGTGTCATAGTGAACCATGACGGTCTTCATATCCTTACCTCTTTCATTTTGAATACAGTCATTTCGTGTAAAGATAGGTCTAGCAAACTGCATATCTAACTCTTTTTCTAACATAGGTATCATTTTATCAACATAATCTTTTGTTCCGTGGCTATATATAAAAAATTCAGCAGTAGGAAAGTTTTCTTTTATTTTATGGAAAAAATTCTTAGCATCTGGACGGATAAATTCTTTGATAGTTAGATCTTGATATTTTACTGCTTTTGGACAAGGAAGATCTTGTATTTTATTTGTTTTACAACAATTTCGTACAAAATCAATTAACGAATGTGCCCCTAATATCATATCACTTTCTCCAATAATGGTTTTATCCATATCCATAATAAAAAGAACTGGCAATTTTGATTTCATTCAACGTTTTATAATATCTTAATATATAACCAGATTAATTTATAAGTATATATTTATTTAACATTTCTTATACTATTTTATTTTTTGAAAGTGTATTAAGATTTTTGACCTTTTATATAATAAAGAAAAACATAGATTAAAAGTTAAAGTGTTATTTGAATTAATGGCGCCAAAGAAAAAACTTTCTAAAAAAGTTTCGTTTACCAGCGAAAATAATACAACCGAATTACCTCTGGAAAACAACGAATATCCAAATGGTATAGATAAAAAAGAGAAACCTGTTGAAATTGAAAAAACAGAAGAAGAAATCAATGAAGAATATACACATGTAGTGATTCAACTTCCTATATCCGCAGAACATGTAGAGAACATATTGCTTCACGATGATATGTGTAATCCATTTGAATATAATCCTAAATTATCTATACCTACAGCATATTCGCCTGTAAATTATTTTACTTCAAATAATGATGCATTTATGGGTAATGGCATAGATAATGCTGAAAAAAAGGGGCGACAACCAATTCAAAAAATACAGACCGATGCTTGTGTAGATACAAAGACAGATATTAAAAATGAAGTAAAATCGGATAAACATAAATCTCATGTATGCTTCTGGTGCTGTCATACCGTGGAACATAATCAATTTGGAATGCCAATTCGTTATGATCCAATACATAACAGTTTTACATTTTTTGGTATTTTCTGTTCTCTGGAATGTTCGTCTGCATATAACTTTAGTGTTCATATGGGCAGCGATAGAGCATGGGATGTTCAAAGTTGGATACAAATTATGGCACGAAACTACGGGATACAAGGTATAATAAGACCCGCGCCATCCAGATATACTCTTCAAATGTTTGATGGTCCTCTTACCATCGAAGAATTTCGTAAGGCTCATAAGGGCGTATCCAAGTCAATAATGGTAAATATTCCTCCTCTCGTAAATATGAAACCGCAGATTGAAACGATAAACACATCTTTCTTTACCACCGATAATTCAAAAGAACAAAATGAGACTGTTAAAAAAGCAACACTGCGTAGGAAAGCTTCTGCTACAGATAATGGAAAAACATTGGAAAGCAAAATGAATCTTTCTTATACATCCTTGGATACTTTAGATACATTAGGTTTATTAGGTACAATAAATTCACCAAATTTAATAGATACGAATGCTATATAGATAGATTCGTTTTGTACTTAAAGAAAAAATTGATTATCCTGTGTGTGAAAGTATTCATAGAATATCAAAATGACGACAGAAATTGAGAATCTCATCAATAATATCAATAATATCAATATTAATGTTGATACTACAGAAAACCTTGTTCCTACACCATATCGTGTATCTACAATCACATGCAATGGTTCGCTTGGATCAAGTATTGATCTAAATATATTATATAAAAATGTCAAACTTTCAGATGCTTGTGATGTGGGAAACTTTGTATGGGTAGAATTTGGGACGCAAAATAGTCGTGGAATAAATCGACTGAAGAGACGCCCAAATCTCACCGATCGCAAAAGCTTTGATAATCAAGTTACTATGATCTATAAGATCCGCGAGGGATATGCTCCAAATATCAAAGTGTTCCGTAATGGCAATATCCAGATGACGGGCATTCGTAGTCCAGATGACGGAAAAAATATGGTTGAACTCATATCAAACGAGGTAAAACGAATTGCTGTAGATGTAGATCCATTGATTACACGAATGGACGAAATCAAACCTTGCGATTTTAAGATAAGAATGATCAACAGCGACTTTTCATTTGATTTCCGTATTCGTCGTAAGGATCTTCATATGCTTCTTATCTCTAACAAATACAATACCATTAGTAGTTTCCAACCAGGAACATATCCGGGGGTAAAAATTCAGTATTTCTGGAACGAAAAAAGTACAACAAAAAATGGTCATTGTGAGTGTAGAAATCAATGTCATGGCAGGGGCGAGAATGTTGCCATACCATTGATTGAACCTCTACAACCGTTGGATAAACAATGTAAAAAGGTCACCGTTTCTGTATTTGAAAGTGGAAAGATTCTTATTACTGGGGCAACATCCTATGAACAGATTGACGAGGCTTATGCATATATTGTTAAAGTAATTCAGGAAAATATAAACCACATAAAGAAGGTGAATATTCCTTGTTTCTAAAAAATAAAAATGATAAATGATAAATGGTTAACGATTAATATAATAATAAAATAAATGATTTTGTAATTTAATTTTTGTAAATATTTAATTCTTACGGCACATAATATTGTATCTGTTTTCGGGATCAAATAGTTGATGGTTAGGGAAGGTAGTAATATTATTACCAGGACGCGTATATCCAGGAATGGCATCAATACCTCCTTTTGGAGGGTTGGCACTCTTTAAATTTTCTGAAACCAAAAAAGTAGCATCGGGTTTTACAGGGAAATTTCGCCATCCAGCATTTGATGGAAATTGTTTTCCTGTATAAAGACCACCATTCACTCGTGGTGGTGGAATGGGTACGGGAGATTGTGGATCTTCTATCTCGCTATAGTAAAGCGTTGAAAACATTGTATTATAATACCTACTCTACTATGATAAAACAAAATCAAACATACATAAGAGAATATTATATCTTGATTATAGATATATTACAATGGATAAGCAAAACCGCAAACGTGATGCCCCCGAGAATATGGGAGACGATACTGATATTGATGAAGTCAAAAGTATTGTAGAAGAAATCGTTCGAAGTCCTGGAACGATTAAAGATAAGGAACGAATGTTTGAAATGAGATATCCTCAATTTGTTGAAAGATTCCCTTTTTTATTCAAGGTAGCTTGTAAACCAGATTTTGATAGGGATCGGCTTGAACAAATTTTTCATATGATGGAACAAGTAAAATCAAACAAACTGTCCTATGAATCAGCGACCAAACGCTTTGGTCAAGATATGTACGACACATATGTCAAACCAAACTTAGATAAATTAGATAAAAATAGGAAAAACTAATACAATATTTGATTTTGATTATATGGTATCGTAAATCATTAAAAAATTGATCGTCTTTATGATGGTATTATTTAAACAATTGCCAATAATATCTATACAACAGTCAGCAGTCAGCAGTCAACCGTCATCAGTATAACGGCGTATTCATATTAAATTAAAGAAAATAAAGAAAATAAAGAAATTAAAGAACATATAAAAATGGTGTCCTCGCTTTCTCAGCTTATTGAAGAGGTATACACAATTGAAAAAAATCAAGAAAATCAAGAAAATCAAGAAAAAATCAAAGACAACACCCTTTCCTATAGTCCTATTCATGAAAGATATAGGATTCTCATCTCGCTTCTAAAGCAGGGTGGTTTGTGGCCTTCCATTCAAGTAAAGTGGTTCTATGATAGGTCTGGATTAGTAATGATGTACAATGCGTACAAGAATAGTGAGGAAGTAAAAGATACTCCTCTCTATAAAGAGACGCGCAGTGTTATCATCAATTTGGGTGCGGAATTACCAGAAGATAGCGTCATTTCTTCTATGTCGAACGATGTTCCTACACGAATATCAAATAGAGCTTACAAAGACAAACATCAAATGGAAGATATCTTGGAATCGGGATACGAAGGCACAATGATTCATGTATATCATCACAATAATAAATGGTACTTTAGCACCACAACTTGCCCCAGTATTGATCACTCGCGGTATTTCCACCCTACAAAGACACATGGTACGATGTTTGACGAGTTCTTACAAAAAATATTCTATTCAGAAAATGAAAATACAATGGGTGATATTATGAGCGATCTCACAGGAGATGCTATCAGTGGGACGATATATAACGAAGATGAGATGGAAGTGGAAGAAGAACAAGAACAACAACAACAAAATACAAAAAATAATACAATCTCAAATATGTTGAGGAGCCGGTTTATCGAATGCTTGGAAAAAACAGAGAGTTATCTGTTTGTTCTGGTTCATCACGAAAATAAACATCTTATTGACTACACTTCTCAATTTGGAGCAAACTATAAAGAGCTATTCCATATTTCGTCACAATATATGGGCGTTGAGACAACAATCAAAGATAAGCCTTATTCCTATCTTGGAGTTAGATACCCAATCCGGTTTGACAATCTAAACAGCTCTATGTCTTGGTTGGATGCGGATCCTACGAACTATGCTGTTATTGTTAAGAGGAATTATAAATCAATCCTAAAAGTGTGTAATGAAAATATCATCTTTCAAGAGGAAAACAATCTAGGAAACGCAAATCCTTGGCATAATATGCTGTGGATTTTCCTTAAAAATAGACCCGATTTTACCGTAACAAACTACATCAAAGATAAAAAATATACTCCCGTCATCACTGCTTCAGGTAAAGTACTTTCTCCTACATTCGTGATTCATAACACGATTTCTACCATCAATTCATATATCTATGAACTATATCATAAATCCACCTACTTCAATCTTAATACAAAAGAACTAATCTTCAATGGAAAACTTGATAAGACCCATGCCCCGATTATGCGATTCCATATGGTACAATTGCGTAATATCCAAAAGAAATATCATACGGATCGTCTAATTTCGGTTAAAATTGTGGGCGACTATATACGCTATCACCAAACGATGAAAAACATCCGGATGTTGATCACCCATTTTGCTAAAAATCCAATTGTCGGTCTTAACCCAGAGTGCCAATTCTGTATTGAAAATCTAAATACGATGCTTACGGATCGCGTATAAATTAAAGTTCATATTATTGATTTAAATTTTATAAAAATTATTAAATATTTAGTATTTTAGT